GTCTTCCTGCATTCCTCCAATGGTGAGGTCCTTGATCCCGAACGGTCCGAGTCCCATGGCAGGCATGCCGCCCTGATCAGATGGAAGTACTCTCTCTGCGCCAGCTCCTGCACGCATTCGACCACAGCCTTCCTGTTGTCCTCGTACCAGTCCAGTATGAACATGCGGCCATTGTAGTACTGAAACACCACGCAGCTGGTCCAGTCCGTCTGCTTGTCCTTCGACGAGATGTCCCAGGCCATGTATGCCGGCCTGCTCGTGTCGAAGTTCATTGGGCAGTACCTGCCCTCCTCGCGCACCCTCTCGATGCCAGGGAACACGAGGCCAGCGTTCACTGCCAGGAAGTCGCAGAGGTACTCCTGCCGGAACATGAGGTCGTTGCCCATGGCGCGGATGTAGCGCTGGCGTATCTCCTCCAGCAGCTCGTCGCTGAACAGCCGCCTACCCTCCGAGTCGACCGACTGATCGGCACGCAGGACGTCCACGTAGACTCTGCCGTGTGCTCCCGGCCAGGCCTCAGGCTCTGTCTCCCCGGTGTACGCCGCCAGCCAGTCGGCGGCAGTGTTGTTCATGCCACGCGGGGTGAAGTTCATGTTCACCAGGAAGCGCTCGTTGTTCGCCTTCTTCGCATCCCAGATGGGCTGCAGGTAGTCGAAGGCGCCGCGCTTGTACAGGCTCAGCTCGGACACGAAGAAGTTGTTGTACGAGGACCCGATCAGGGACTCGCTCTCCTTGAAGCCGATGAACTGGATGAGCGAGGGGGCAAGGTCACCTGGGTTGTTCAGCATCTGCACCTGCTGGGCGGTCTCGTGGATGTCGATGACTTCCTCTGGGTAGTCGGCCCAGTGCTTGCGGCCGTCGATGTACTTATCCCAGATGTTTCGTCTGATCCACTTGTTGTCCAGGCCCACGTAGGCGGACTGCCTGCCTGGCTCCCGGTATGCCTCGTACAGGGCGAACTGGATGTCATCCGTGTCCTTGCCAGCCTGGCGGTGCCAGATCTTCGCATAGTAGTCGTACTCGCCAGACAGGCGACGCGCCCAGGCGTCACGCTGGTACGGCCTGGGCGCATAGTACCTTGGTACCTTTATCGCCACCGGAGGTTACTCCTTGCCCTCGACGATGAACCTGTCACAGACGTCACGAGCAGATTGCCCCTCAGCCATCATCTTGCCTTCCTTGCAGTCATTGGTGCAGATGTTGCACAGGCAGTCAGGGCAGTTGTCATGCGGGCCACACAGCTCGTTGAAGTCAATGTCGTTCTTGGAGCAGAACTCCTTGAGGGAGTCACGCGACTTCTCGATCTCCTCATCCGCATGCGCGAGGAAGTCCACGATGTCCTCCGCACTGGGACCGACGTTCTGGCACAGCTGCAGGGCAAGCAGCTCGTCGATCATCTCCAGGGCAGAGCCCGCACCCTCGGAGAAGTCGGTGGAGTAGAATCCGTCGCACAGGCTCTCCATCTCGTCGGGGTCTAGGCCTGCCGCCTTGTCTGCCATCTTGGCTGCCACTGCAGCCATGTGCGTCGCTGCAGCCTTGGCGATGGAGATCTCCTCCACGTAGTCAGTCGTCTTGCCAATGACGTCACGCACCACCTGCAGCGCAGCCATGACACCGTTGGCCGTGCGGTACTTGTCGGTCGTCACATGAAGCTGAGAGACGAGATGCTCCTTTGCCGCGACAGCCTTCTTGTCACGGTCCTCGTACATCTTGGAAATGTCCTGAGCCTGCTTCTTGGCGGTCTCGTTGAGCCCTGCCTCCTCGGTCATGATCTTGACCTCGCGAAACCCCGACTTCCTTGCCTTCTTCTCGCTCATCCTAGATCGTCTCCTCGTCTGTCTTCTTGTGATGGGTCGCAACGAATCTATCCGTCTCTTCGTAATGGATCGCATAGAACTCGTTCTTCTTGTCGTTGTATACGATTTCGACATAATGTCCGTGATCGTCATGGATCTGGCTTGACGAGCATAGTGCCTTGTAGCCACCCAGCACGAACGCAAACATGACTATGTACACGGAACTCATGTCCACATCAAGCACCTGGGCTGTGAGCTCGATGCATCTCTCGATTGGCTCGTTGGGATAGTAGGTCTCTTCCATCTCCCTATCATGGGCCATGGCCTTCTCGGTTTCTGTCATCGTTTGCTTCCCTTCATCTTCGCGAGCAGCTGGTCCTGCTGCCACTCCATTGCCTCGGCGATCGACTTGAACTGCGGCATCTTGCCGTCCTGCGTACCGCCATTCGTCGACGGTGTGTCAAGCACGGGACCAGTCGGCTCTGGCTTGGTCTGCGCAGCCTGTGCTTGTCCCGCAAAGCGACGCTTGATCACGCTCACCTGCCGGTCCACCGCAGCCAATGCCTTGTCTAGGTCGCAGCTGTATGCGATCACGTCACCATTGTCATCGGTCACCTCGTAGTCCTCGATGATGGACTCGAGCATCGCGCGACGCACGGGATCGAGCGCCTTGTACTTCGGGGCGAACTCGATGACGGCGAGCTTGCCCTGCTCCTGTTCGAGCAGCCTCTGCGAGTACTGCTGGCAGGTGCGGTTGAAGTTGTCGGCAAGCTCCTTGTTATAGTCGTCAACCCATTCCTGGGCCTGACGGCGCGGGTTGTCGCCCGTGAACTCACGCCCGGTGTCCGGATTGTAGAAGCGAGGTACGCCGTCACGGTCGCGCTTGCACACGTCGGGATCGTTGATGGTGGCACCCAGGCGGCCATTGGTGTTACGCGCTCCCTGCTTGATGTAGGCCTGGGCCACGTCGGTGATCGTCCGGTCTTGGATGTCCTGCATCAGCTTGTCGCGGTATCCCTTGATCTGCTCTTCAGTGACCTCGAGATCAAAGACACCAAGGTCTCCATCCTCTCCGCCATCCTCTCCTCCAAGATCACCTGGTCCTCCAACGCCAGCCTCAGACTCCACAGCGTCGTCGCCTTGAGGCGCAGCGGCACCCTCACCAGCGTCAGCCTCCTCGGCATCGGGAACTCCTCCTGCCGATCCATCTGCTCCTGCGTCGGCACTGGCATCTGCTTCAGCAGCTCCCTTGTCCGCCTGGTCGAGCGCCGCAAATGCCGCAGCCCAATCATCAATAGGAGCCGGTTCACCCTGAGAAGCCAGCGTCTCCTGATCCTTGTCAGCCATCCTGTTCCTCCTCCTTCTGTGCCAGCATCATCTGCAGGCGCGTCATCTCCGTCCTCACCCACTGCTGCCTCAGCTTCTGGTACACCAGCGCCCTCCTGGTGCTCAGCTCCATCTTGCCCGTCGGCGTGAAGCTCGCTCCCAGCATCTCGACCATGGCCTCCAGGTCCTTGCATGACAGCAGCCTCGTCCTCATCTTTGTGAGGAACGAGTTCATCTGCTGGACTATCCACTTGTACTCCTCCAGCCTTTCCGCATCCGACAGCGGGTCGGTGAACCTCAGCATGTCATAGGTGTCGTTGAGGCTCTCCCATGATGCGACCACATCTATGTGCCTGGTCTCACCATCGACCCACTCGTGGATGCTACCAGCCGATTCCTGCCTGGGCATCGATGCGCTCCTTACGACACTCTTCGCGGATGAGTGCCTCGGTCATCGGGATGTTCGCTGCCAGCGTGATGCCATCGATGTACGACATCAATGGCTTCCCAGAGAACTTCGGAAGCAGCTCTGGGAATACCTGCTGGATGAGCGTCTTCAGGCCATACACCTGGATGAGCGTGTCATCGATCTGGATGACCTTGGTCGGGAACGACCAGATGTATCCGCGCTGCTGGTCGTTGCCACGCACGACAGGCACGAGCTCCTTGCCGAGGCACCAGCTGATCTCCGTGCCGATCTTGGGGAACGTGGTCTTGGCAGTCACGCGCTTGGTCGTGTCACGACGGACGATCTCATAGTCGCCCACCATCTGCGTCACGTCCTCCGGCGCACCGTAGATGTGCTCGCCTGCCTCGAACTCCCTGACCACGAGCTCGGGTCCAAGGTCCTCGTCGTATGCCAGGTTGCGCTTCGCGTCCGGTCGCATCAGCGGCGTGATGAGGATGCGCTCCCCGTAGAGCGGATGGGTGCTGATGTCACTGATGGTCGGCGCACCGTCATTTGGCTTGGGCTTCTCAAGCTTGGACCTCTCCCTCCTCTTGGGCGGCTCCCACTCCTCGCCTCTCATCACCGCTGCGATGCGTGAGCATCGGTGCTGGTAGGACAGGCCGTCAGGCTCGAGGCCGTGCTCTGCCTCCAGTCGCTCCAGCTCCTCCTTCTTCATTGCTGTCATAGCTCTCCAATCAGACATGTACCAACTAAGCACTACCCAAGTATATCACGCCATCATAGATAAAAAAAAGACCCAAGGCACAAGTGCGCCTGGGAGTCGCGCACTCATGCCTTGGGTTGTGAGGGTCACCAGGACCCAAAGGCTAACAACTATTATACTGGATTCATTCGCTGCATGCGCTCTATCTCCTCGACAATGCTTTCCTCGCTCCCTCCATGATGAGAGTAGACAGCGCCATTGGCAGGCCTGATGGTGAGCGGACCCTTCTCACGAAAGGTGACCCAGTCCTTCTCGATGCCGAGGATGACATTGATCTCGTGCAGCAGCTCGTCCCTCTCGAAGCGGATGACGAAGGTCTTGCGATACTTCATCCTTGGGTTGAACAGCACGAGGTATGCATGGTCGATGGTATCAACCAGCGCCATCCCAGTCGCGATCTGCCAGCGTTCTTCGATCAGATTCTTCGGCGTGTATGCCGTGGCAAGATGTCGCTCTGCCGTGTAGCACTTGACCTCGGCGATCGCATGCGGCACCAGCGTCGGGTCGCCCATCGGCACGTCCATGGCGTCAGGCGAGAACGCGATTGCCCGGTTGCCCTTCGACACCAGCTGGTCGTCCCACCAGTAGAACATCTCATGGTCCTTGCCCTGCATCTCGAAGAGCATGGTGTTGAGCGCGTCAATGGCATAGGGCTCGAGGATGTGACCACGAGCCATTGCACCATAGGACATGCAGTCCTCGTCGGTGAGCTTGACCATCTTGGATGACATGACCTTCAAGTACTCCATGTCACCGACCTCGCGCTTGCGCCCGGTTCTGGTCTCAGGCAGCAGGTACTTCATGTCGCTTGCGGTCAGGTATCTCTGACGCGCACGAAGCCAGTCAAGGCTGCACTTGTGCTTCCACTCCATTTCAGTTCTCCCTTACTCTAGTCCTCTATTACTTTCCTACCACAGTTTGGACACCATCTGGGCGGCTCGCTCTTGCCGAAGAACGTGTGCTTGCACATCGTCTCGCCGCACTCGCTGCAGGTGTACTCGTGCAGAAAGTCCCTGTACGGATTCCTGCGCAGCTTCATGTGGCACGTCCCAACGTCAGGCTGTCGCTCACCTGTCGCGACAGTGACGCCCAGCGTGGCAGCGATGGCCTGCTCAGGAGTAACAGACGTTGACATGTAGCGCCCCTCAAGCTCAATGTCACCGCCCTCGCGTTCGTCCTCGATGTATTGCCAAACCCATTTATTCGCCCAGAAGGTTGTCATCCTTCTCGTTGAGTTGTATGGCGGGTATGGTGCGCTCTCCACGTCACCATGCTCCACACCGCGCTCGTCCAGCAGTCGGCGCAGCTCTTCGGTTGCGGTCATTAGCCATCCCTCCTGTTCCACACATCGATGGCCTTCTGTCTATTCTTGAACCACGGGGTCCTGAAGCATAAAAAGTCACTCTCGACAAAATAGTTCACGGCATTGCTAGGCATTTCGCAGTTGTGTTCGACCTGCCAGTAGAACTCAGAAGTACCGTCATCAAAGAATGGGTTGTCGTTGTCACTATCACAGAAAAGATATGCCTTGCCACCGCAGAATGGGCATGGTTTCAGCTCTTCGGTTGTGGTCATGATTCCACCTCGATTCCTGCTTCTCGCAACAGCTCCCGCATCTTGGCGTTCTCATCGTCCATACAAATGACTTTTTGCTCCAATGCCGAGACGTATTCACACTTGTAGGTATAATTACAGTGCAAGCGTTCGTTCTCGGTCTCTATCTCGACGATATGCCGAGACACATACGAGAGCATGTTGCACAGCTTACCAGCATCCTTGTCGCTCAGATTGTCGCAAATCCATCTTCGTACATCGGCCAGCAACTCATGTGCGTTCTTCATATCTCACTTCCTAAAAATGGTGACCGACCATCTGTCAGCTGCTCACAGACGGTCGGTCACTCTGATTCTCTGGTGCGCCCGGTGGGACTCGAACCCACGGCCCTCAGCTTAGGAGGCTGATGCTCTGTCCATCTGAGCTACGGACGCATGGTGCCTAGAACGGCATGTCCTCGTCGTCGTACACGGAGCCGCCGCCGACGGGGTCGGCCTGCTGCTGGGGCTGCACGTACTCCGCGGTCACCGGTGCGCCGAACGCCTGGCTAACCATGGCCTGCGCGATGGCCGGGTCCATGGTGTTGGGATACCCCTGCTGCGGTGCGGGCTGCGGCTGGTACTGCTGCGGCTGCATCATCGGCTGCTGCACCGGCTGCTGCACCGGCTGCTGGTACATGGGCTGCGGCTGGTACTGCCGTGGCTGCTGGTAGACGGGCTGTGCCTGCTGCGGCTGGTACTGCTGCGGCGGCGTCACCTGCCCTCCCTGCGCTGCACTGTTGGCCAGCACCTGCGGCGCCTTGAACTCGTTGGGCAGTGGGCCTGCCAGCTGGTACGGGCCAGCATCGACGAGCGACACCTGCCACGGGCGCGGGTTGCCCTGCCCATAGTGGCCCTCCTGGGTCTGGATGCAGATGGTCTTGCCGATCAGGTTCATCATGTCGGTGTTGCCAGTGAGCGCGAACAGGTCCATGTGCACGCTCTTCTTCAGGCCCTGCCTCGCCTGCTTGCCCGCAGGCTGGAACACGAACGCCTTCAGCTCGCCCTCCGGGGTGGCGAGGGCAAGGCGGATGTTCATCTTGGGGTTGCCGTCAGGCCAGAACTCCGGAGCACCAGGCTGCCCGTTCATCGTGAAGCCACGCTTCTGGACCTCCTGGATGGCGAGCACCGTGCCCACGAGCTGGGTGCTGTAGCCCTCCTTGTTCGGATTGGAGTAGTTCCAGCTGTAGTTGGTACCACCTGGGTTGAGAGACATAGTCTATCCTTTCCTTGTTTATTTGACATCTTTGTATGTCAGATAGTTTTTGATCTTGCTCACAGAGCAGCTGCTGATTCCATATGTGGCAGCAAGCTCTCTGTTGGTCTTGTCAGAAGTTCTTATCCTGACAATTTGCTCGTCAGTCAGCTTGCGACCATTAGCAGGATTCTCACCTGAATTGCGTTGTCTCTTCCTGTCAGCCTGCTTGTGACATGGGATGCATAGCCACGTAACAGACAATGGGTCTTCATAGGAATCATGATGAGCCTGCAGAACACAACCACCTTTTCCGCAGCATTCGCAATGCTTTGCTCTCGTGATGACTCCTGCCTTCAGCGCATGGTAGACAACTTGCCTTGCATGTGCTCTGGTTGGATTGTTCTTCCATACCGACATTGCCGTCTTGAACCCAGCCTCCGGATGTTCCTGACGATATTTCCTTCTCTTCTCGCTACGTCCTCTCTCCCATTCCCTTCTCTTCTCTGGGTCCTTGTACGGCATGGTTCTCCCTTCGTGCAATCTGGTATTCCTGCAACAGGTTCCAGACTTCAGGAGTGAGTTCCGTTGGCATGATTCCGTTCCATACCTTGTTCTTCATGTAGACTGCTGCATTCACCGCATTGCCCATGAGGTCAAGCTTTGCATGAGGAAAATGTTTGACTGGTACCAGCCTGTCAGTATGAAAGTACAGGTGGAACGAACCTGGTTTCCTTGGATCCTCTACTGTCATGGTCTGATTGCGGAACTGATTTCCGAATCTGATAACCTGTTCGTCTATCTTACCATGACCAACACCGTCTATGTCAAAGATCACCATGGGTTGATAGAGATTATTGAAGCCTACCCAATGCACCGGGCTGATGGCCTCGGCATCCACCCTCAGCATGAGGTTGGGCTCGAAGCCAGGCCTCCAGCCCCATTGGATCATGGGCCTGTTGTCTGCCGTGCATGGGAAGAACCTGCGCTCACAGCCATGCCATCCCTTGGGTAGCTTCGGGAGGTCATCCAGCCTCACCGTATCGAAGCTCGGTTGGGTTGCCAGCCTAAGCGTCGGCAGATTAGCCGATACGACTATCGTATCCCTCTTCGGGTTGATACGAGAGCCAGGCCTTCTCCTCTCGTCGGCAAGCTGCTGCTCGAAGATAGTTTGCTTCACCTGATGCTTGAAGGCACCATCCTGCCATGACTGTATGTCCTTGGCACGGAGCGGGATACCTAGCATGGTGCAGTGGGAGGTGACCTCCTCGATGGTATAGCCGAGTACGCCTGCCCTGAACATGCCGAAGTATGGCGACTGCCCATATGGCAGGATCTCGTCAAGCGATTCGCGTGGCATCGTCAACCTCCCCACTTCAAGTCAGCAAACTCATCGATGTGCATCATCGTCCATCCGTCGACTCCGCCCCATTGCGAGTTTGGCATCCAGACCTCTGCGTTCTTCAATGGGCGATTGTACCTCACGACCACGAGCGCACACCTGTGACCGGAGTTCCTTCCCTCTCTGAGCGTCTCGTCCTTCCACTTGGACATCAGCGACCTCGATGGGTTTGTCGTCTGCTTGCCAGCCTTGACCTCGAGGGTGACCTCCTCGCCACCTGCACCTAGCATGACGAAGAGGTCACCTTGGTCATCGGACCCGGCAAGGGCCTTCCGCCCTGACGGAAGGCCATGGGCATTGAGGTACCTGACCACGCTGGTCTCACCCCTCGTTCCCTTGTCCTTGCTCGGGTTGGACATGGCTACTCTCCGTCCGGCTCCGTGTTCTCGAAGTCATTGCAGAGGTCATTGACCTCGTGAGCCAGCTTGTTCAGCGAGTCCAGAATGTCCTCGCCATCTGCCTCATCCATGGGATGGCCAGCCTTGCCGCAGTCGTCATCGATGATGCTGTCGAAGAACTCCCTGAACTTGTCAAGGTTCTCCTTGGTGGCAGGGATGGCAGCGACGAACTCGTCATGATCATCGTTGTCATCATGGACGGTGATGCCTTCCTCGACCATGCCGCATGCGTCAGCCACCACCTTGGTGATGTCATCGACCGTGAGCTCCAGCACGCTGCCGAGGGTCGGGGTGTCGAAGTAGTACAGCTGGTCGCCGCAGTCGATCACGATGTCACTGACCACGAACTCCAGCAGTGCGGCGAACTCGCCGAGCATGGCGTTCGCTGCCTCGACGGTGGCGACGTCATCGATCTCGCCCATGATCGCCATCGCCTCGCGTGCCTTGCGGTCGATGAGCGGGGTGCTTGCGGTGAACTTCCTCACGCTGCTGTCCTTGATGGACTTGCGCTCGAACCCGTCAAGGCTGGGCATCGGAGTGGCGCTCGGTTGCGCGTTGAGGTACGCCGTCGTCTGCGCCAGCGTCTCAAGGGCGTTGGCCTGATCGACCACGCAGATGTCGGGCATCACGATGTCCCCGTCCTTCGTGACGAGCAGGCCGTGGTTGAGCGTGAGGTCGT